CTTCGTCAAAGATTGTGGTGCCATCATCAAAGATAACAAAATAATACAATGTACCGCGAGGTGATCCTACCACAAGGTTAGTAGCAGTGGAGTCAATGCTCAGGCTGGATCCAAAGCCTGCAAAGTCCACTGGGTAAGGACTGTAAATGGTTTGAGTGTACACAAAGGTGTTGAACCCAATGTTGTCAAATACTGTACTGCCCGTTGATGAACCCGGGGCTACTTGTAGTTTGTTGCCTGTGAGTGCGGCTGTGGCGTTTGTGACAGTCAGTGTTAGATATCCGGTGGCAGAAACTGTGGCAGTAACGTTTGGTACTGCAGAATTAATTGCAGAAGCTAGACCTGCAAGAGTGTTGTTTGGGCTAGCTGGAACTGCTACATCAATATCGTTCACACGCAACGTTTCTCCAGCTGTAAGTGTGGGGTTTGCGATGGTTGATGTAATTGTGCCATACACACGACTTTGATTCACAGTACGATGTACAGCGCCAGCTTTCCATCCGCTTACGCTGTCTTGTGGAGCACCAACATACAAACTACAATTGTAACTGCAAATGTCCACTGTTTGTCCAAAGTTCACAAACTCTGCTGGACTATCAACTACTATGTTTGATGAGTTTACTGTTTGTTGTATAACCTCTTGAACTTGTGTAAACTGATTAGTTTCAATTTCAACAATGTCACCAATGTTTAGAGGTTCTTCAATGGTTATGTCATTACCTGATACAGCAAAAGAACCAGGGCCGTTGATCACGCTGTCAGTTTGGTTGATCAAGAACTCGCCATTGACCAGCACACTTACAGGTGCGGTAACTGTGCCCAGGGCATTGAATGTTACGGACGATGGGTCTGTTCCGTAGATGAATTTTTGTACATTGCGATCAAACACATATGCACTACCTGCTTCAGTGTAGGTGGTGCCATCTACTGTGATGTCATTGTCTTTACAGCCAACTATAACTTGTCTGCCATCTGTTGTAGTAGTTACGCTGTGACCAAATCTTGCATCGGCTGCAAGTCCAGCAACCGTTAAAGTATGAACAAATTCAAAGTAGCTTTGAGACGAAGCAACAATGATGTCTGTTGATATAAACGGTGTTACTGGAGTCAGTGTAACCGTGGTTCCAGCAAAGGTATAATCAATGCCAGGACGCAACAACACATCAGAAAAAACAGTTGGTCTAGTTACTTTAATACTAAACGAGTCAATAGTTGACGTTGGGGTAGAAGCGGTGAACAATCCAACTTCTACTCCGTTGGCATCAGTATCTTGAGACAAATCAAACGTAGCTGCATTATAAGGAATTTGAACGTTGTTGTATCTTGCAAACTCAATTAGTGTTTCAAACAACACAGTACCTGTACCAGTGCCTGCCGCTGTGGCTACAAATGTTGTTCCAACATTGTTGTTGGGTGCGCCAATCAAGGTAAAGTCAGTAGTGCCCGCAGACAAAATTGTATAGGTATTATCAACCACAATACCAGTAGCCGCTACAACACCAGGAGCAGTAGTAAAAGTAATTGAGTTTAATCCTGCACTAACTGTGTAGTCAACATCAACAGTTTGTAACTGTCCGTTTAGTGTAACTTTTACTTGGTACTTGTTGTCAATCTGAATAGTGTCGTTGATGGCATATGTAGTTGACGTGCCATTGGCAAATACTTTGATTATTTGATCTTGCCAGTCAACTCTGCCGTAAGCATGTACTTTGTTCACACCCGGGGCACCAATGTACATCCAGCGTTCATCTTGACTGATGGCAACACTGTACCCAAATTCTCCTGGAGATGTATTATCTGGAGAAATCAACAGTTGTGACTGTGTAAACGGATTGGTACCAGGCTCTCCAAGGTCAGGGTCTCGATAGATAACTGCGGCATATCCAACATCAGCTTGGTCAGCAGGTCCGCGGCTTTTGCTAGCACCTGCTACTGCCCAGTCTTGATAACCAAAATCTACAGCATTGCCATAACCTCTAACTCCTGTAACATCTAAAGTTAAAATAGCATCAACTTGGCCTACTGGACTTACTGGAATGTATTGATCTGAATAGTTTTTAACATACACATACACGCCACCTTTGTTGGTGTCGCTTGGTATGCTGGATCCGTATCGTGGGCTGCCTACCAAGGCTGCCAGGCGATTGTTGGCCTGTGCTACACTTTGACCATACTGTTCAGTGGCGTCAAGCAAGACCGGGGCTAGCTCTGTAACCGCAGAGAATTGATCTTGCTTTTCTAGCACTTCCCAATGTCCTGTGCCGTCATCATCAACCCAAACTTTTGCACCAGCTTGAATATCAGTAGAGTATGGCAAATCTAAAATATCGCTGGCTTGCACCACACGTTGTGTTTGTAGTGTAAAGCCAATACCAACACCGTTGATAACTGTTTGGCCACCAGGTACAAAACTATATGCCACAGTGACTCTGTTGACACCAGGCACAGTTAGCACTCGATAAACACCGTTAACACGAATATCAAACTGTTTGATGATTAGTCGATCACCTACAGACAATCCGTGCTCTTTGGTAAAGTTAACAATAGATGTACCGTCCAAATTGTCACACACGTGATCAATGTAGCCTGGCACTGACACACAACGATAAATGTCCCAATCGTAGTTGTTGACTTTGGCCACCCATACAGTAGCGCCAACTCGAACTGCATCAATATTGGCCAAGATTGTAGAACCAGTTCCAAGATCAAATGTAGTGATGTCTACGTCGTCAAGACTTACGTAACCAGCTGTGGGCAGAGCAGTATCTGTGTTTGTGGTCAGTGTTGTAGGCAAGAAGTCTGGCGATGGCAACTTATAGCTCTGTCGCCACACGTTGCTCAACAAGATCTGTTGATCAGCTTGGCTTTGTTGTTGTGGGTTGATCACTTGCACCAGGCTTGGGTTGGCGCTTAATAATGCACGATCCAATCTCAATTCAACAAAACTACGATTAGCATTGGCACCATACACTGCACGTTGCACGGCCCAGTTCTCATAAATTTGATAGTCTGCAGACTCTTTACCAAGGTTGGCATTGCTCAACAACTCTGCTGAAAGGATTGTGCCTTTGCTGCCTAAGAACTGTGAGTAAACATTTACCTGACTAACATCATCAAGATTCAATGCTGCCATATACTGTCGAGGACGGAAACCAATCAAGCCGTAGCTCAACAGGTCATTATCGCTTTCTAAGTTGGCAGTGTTGATACTGTAAGAGTTCTGCAACTGGTTGGCTTTGTTGGCAATGTTAGGCAACAAACCCAATTCAATTTGTGTATAGTCGCTCTTGATCCAGTTGTTAAAATCAAACTCAATGCTAGGATCAACTATTGTGGCGGCGGACCAATACTGATCTTTGTACTTGACAATCTGACCTTTGGTATACTTCTTCAAGCCAGACCATTCTTCTACATTGTCCTGATTTAAAATAAAGCCTTGTGCATCAACTGTGCCGTTCCATTCAGTTGTGGTAATGCCCACAAAGTTCAGTCGACTTTGACGAGCACCTGTGATAGGTTCATAGATCAGGTCACCAAATACTGACTGGTTATTCAACACAATCATATGTTCAAAGTTTGTGAATCGTAAATCAGCAAAACTTAAACTTTGATTAGTCAACGGTTGCAATGTCAGGGTATTTTCAAGACGCACAATATTAATATCACGTGTGGGCAGTTCACGTTTGTTTTGATCCAACAATACATTTTCATTGGTCTGTGTGGCAATACTGTCTACCACTGCTCCTGGCTTGGTTATGGTCAGCGCACTAGCCAATGGGTTAAGATTGATAAGTGAATTGGCGTCCCATCCTTGTTGACTCCAGTACAAAAATTCCACAACCATTTGTGACCAGTCCAAGGTATATCCATTGGCACGGTCTGTAAACTCTAATCCTTGTTCTTCCAACAACCGGCCATAACTTAACAAGAAGTCACACACGCTGGTTTGATTGGTAAACACATATCCGTATGGGATCTGTGCCACTGTGTTGGTGTAAGCAGTGGGTACTCGAACAGTAACATCGCCCACAGTGTATGGCTGTAGTCGGCCAATGGATTGACTAACCAAAATGTTAAAATATGGTTGCGCATTTGAGTATCCAAATACTGCATATCCACCTTCAACCATTTGTACAATTATACTGCTGTAGATCACACGATCAAAAGGCTGATTTTTGTACAACAACAAGTTGTAGCTTTCGTCAGGTATCAATAGCGTTGAGTTAACTGAGTTAGGGCTTGATTTTTCAGTGTAAATTTTAATGTATTGTTTGTCACTGAAGCTGGCCATTCTGTAGCACAGTCGAACATCGATGCTGGCTAGATCTGCTTCTAATGCTGTGGTACTGTCAATACCAGTTTGACGATTGTAGTCAACAATCCAGTCAATGTAGCTGGCTTTGCTTGTGCCGTTGCCGTAAACTTGGATACCGTTGGCATCCAGTCGATAACGATCGTTGTACAAGTACTGTCCAAACTCACTGCTATATCTGTATAAATCACGATCAGCAAACAAGCTGTAAAACTTAGCAGGTCGAGTCAACGCTAACACACGCATCACAGCAAATGGGTATGCACTAGAGTTCCACCATGATGATTCTACAGGGCTACCGTCTCCTGCTATCCAGCTCTTTTGGAAAGTATTATCAGTATAATCGCCTACCACAGAATCAAATGGGCTTAATAATGCACCTTCTGAATTCACAGGAATAACTTCACTTAGGCCAGGGCGGGCATATGCAGGCAGTATGTAAGCACCAGCAGGATCAGCCACACGGCCCAGTTCAAGATCGTCCCACAACACCAAGTTGTCGCTAGTGTATGGACCTGGGCCGTAAACAGTATTCCACCAGGTGGGTTTGATAGACAGTCCCAACATCTCCCAAGGAGTATTTGCTGGGTCTTCTGTGTCGTAGAAATATCGATTGATACCTCGCCAGGCGCCAATCAATGTTTCACCTGGAGTGAGTTTGTTCTGTGCTTGAGAATAATTCCAAGAGAACTCATTGTTGACAATGTAATTCTGTGTGGTATAATCCAGTTTGTTCCAGCCCACATAGCTCAAAAAGTCAAGATTCAAGATGTTTGAAATTTCTTCAAACGTGTATCCTGTTTCGCGGAACTGACCTGGTAGTACATCTGTGATTGTTAATGGCACTGGGTTGCCATCCAGTTTCAAATTGTTATAAATTCGTTTTTCAAATTCCAGCAACACATCATCCCGCACATCGCCAAACACAGGAGTTTGGCTGCCGTCGTGTCCAACAATGACTAGTGCTGTGCCTGTGGTTGTACTTACTGTGGCAATTTCAGGACGATATGCTGGATACAATCCCACCTTGGTAGGAGTGTTGGGCACAAAACTGCCATAGGTAGCAGAATATTCTTGTACGCTGATAATGTCGCCAACGGCCAGTGTGGTCAACACAGTGATACGAGGTCCGTCAGTAGCCACAGTGTAGTCAAATCCGCGGGTCAACAACACATTGTTCTTGAACACATTCAATCCAAGATAATTTGCAGAAGTATAGTTATAAACTTGTGTGGTATCAAATACGTTGGTGGTAATCAAGCTCACATTGTAGTTGGTCTGTGTGTATACAGAACCAGTTGGAATCATGTCTGACCAATAGAACGGGTTTGATTCAACTTTGCCCAGTGTGATATTGGTCATAGCGTCAACCAAAATATCTGCCACTGTGGTATCATACTGTATGGTCAAGTTTGTTACTTCTTGCATCAGCAAGTTTTTAAACTTTTGGTACTCTCTTGCATTGTATTGCAAGCTGGCAAAAATGTTATAGTCTTGGCTGCGATTAAAATATCCTGTCAAGGTCAGTGGAGCACTCTGTTGCAAGATGATCAAGCCGTAAGGACCAATTTCACCTAGGTCACGTGTGTTGTTGGCACCATTGATAGGACCCACAAGGGTGGTTAAGTTTTCGCAGATACTTTCGTAATGTGTGCGAATAGTACCCAGGGTAAAGCTATTGCTGTTGCCGTTGAGTGGATTTTTCTCTAAGTTAATAGGAACTTGATAAAACGCTACCTGGCTGGTCTGGTCGCTGAGTGCTAATACTTCAACAATGTCGCCTATGGCATATGTGTTGTCCAAGGTAATAGTGGTAGTAGTGGATGTAGTTGACACAGTGTAAGTGTCAGGGTCTCGATAATTACTGCCTACATATACTTTGACCGCTGGCAATATTCCGGTGCTTTGTGCCTGTACATCTAGCTTTAAAGGTGAACCATCAAACGTAAATTTAAACTGTTGACGTATTTGTGTTTGAGTGGCAGCATCAGTCCACCCAATCAGTCGGTCAAACAATGTTCTAGTTGCATATTCTCTAACAAAACCTGAGCTGATAGGATCAGTAACGCTGACATTGTCTTGCACATACAAAAATGTGTCTTTATACAAGTTGTTTTCAAATACAATATCACCAACGTTGTTAAGATTCAAATACTGCAATGGGAATTGCAAGATAGGATCAAGCACAGTGGTATCGCCAACAGCGTAACTAAACAACTTTGATCCTGCAAACGTACTCGATGGATAGGTTACTCGATTGCTAAAACTTATGCCGTCGGCGTTGTAGACGTTGAACAACGGTGCTTGTTGAATGCTAGTCTTAAGCTGAGATTCTATCCAGGCGACACCATCGTACCAAAAAGTCAATCCTGCAAGAGTATCACCTTTGAGACACACAGTTGATTGATCTACTAGTACTTCTCCGTCGGTGGCAAGTGTCAAGTTAATAATAGGTTGCGCAATTAACGGAGGTACTGAGTCTGGCTCAACAAAGTTTACCACCCAAATTTTGTTACGCACATTAGCATCTTCGTCGGCGGCAAAAATTACTCGGCTGCCATTGACTACTGCATATCCATCTATAGTGTAACTTGTAGTGCCTTCAACATTGCTAAATGCATCAGTTTCTTCAAAGTCAATTACGTCAATTGGTTGTTTGCCTTCAGTGCCCATATTAAACAGTCGCACGCCTGGGCGGAACTGTACAATAGGACGCTTGGCTCGATACTGATTGTCAATTGTGATATCAGTGTTGTTGTATTCTGCTGTGGCATTGATAACATCAATGTGGAACCACCGGTTACTGCGAGTCCAAGCATTTAGATCCTTGCTGGCACGATCAATAGTTAGGTAATCTAAATCTTCTGGAATGGGAAGACTACTGTCGTTGTTGTTAACAACGTAAGTTTCAGGAGTAATAAAATTTTCTACAGGCAACAACTCAATGGCCACGCCTACCCCACTGACATAGTATTCGTTGTTGATATAACTAGCAGGCTCAACATCTCCACGGAATACCACTTTGATTCCGTTGGTAAATGCAACACCGTTAGGACTTGTGTAAGTGGTCTTGCCTAAGATTTCGTCAATGTACAATGTTGAACTTTGTGTTTGTTCAATTAATCTGATACGACCAAAGATTTCTGGATCTGTACCGTCTTGGTAGTACAAGGTATCTTGTAGTGCGCTCAGCAAAGGTACCTGACGAAATATACCAGCATCATTTTTAAACCAATATGTACTAGCGTAAGTTGTTCCGTATAAAATTTGAAATTTTTCTAACTCTCCAATGGATGCTATGCTGTTCAATTGAAGATATGTAACTCCATTGTTGGTCACATAGCTAATCTGCCATACGCTAAAGCGTTCGCCGACTGGTACTTCTGTTTGTTGTGCATACAACAAACTGTCGTAGCTACCTGGTAGACCATTATTAGCTGCACCTTGTGCCAAGGGATCAAAGAATGTGGTTCTATACCATCCACCTGTTTCAGGATCTACTGTGGGATTTTCAAATACCAGAGTGCGATCATTAAGTTCTTGAATTCCGTCAATGCCGCCATAGGTGTTTAAGAAATCGTCCACAGTGATATTGTTGATTTGATCAAACTTGAGATCAGTGATCAAATCAACAGCACCGTTGTTGTAGGCAATCAGTGGCAGGCCGTAATAAAACTGTTGTGCAGTTTTAGTAGGAACGTTAAATGTAATGGTGCCAAGGTCTTCACCATTGTTGGTCACACCAAACACATCACGGCTACTGATGTTTGGAGTAGTTGGAACTTTTCCGTTGACCCCAGGGGCTGTTTGAATCCAAAATCCTGGACCAGTGCCTGGTGTGCCATCTACAATGTTGATCTGTCCTTTAAGATTGGTCTGTGTTGTGGTAGAATAGTATAGTGTATCTGGAGCATCTTGTGGCACAACAAATATTACCTGTCCTATGATTGCACCATTGTTGGTCACACCTGAGCTGTAGATATTATTCAATCCAGTGCTAGGTGCCGACTTGATATAAAAAGGATAAGGCGCAGAGAGATTCATAGTAAACACATAGGTATCGCCGCGCACCAAAGTCAATGTGGGATTGTTAGCAAAGTCAATAACAAATGCACTGTTGCCAGCATTGCCTACACTGTAGTTTACAGTTTCTTTGGCATTTTGTGCAACATCAAATGCATAGCTACCTCCACGAACCAAATCAACTGTGGGATTGTTTCCTTGCAGGCCAGAGAATGTGTACACTCCGTTGGCACGATTAACTGTGAAATTGTTTGTAGCTGGAACACCTGTGGCTGCCACATCTACTGCATCAGGGCCATTGGGCAGCCAGAAATATTGGCTGAAGTTAATAAACGTATCCCAGGAAATAAACGGATCCCAGGTGTAGTATTGACTTTCAAACAGGCGATCAGGTTTGGTAGCATTGCCACCTTGATAACTGATACTGTCTAGCAGTCCTGGATAAGTGATTGCATCTTTGATGATGTCTGTATCAGGCTCAAGACTAATGATGCCTGCTTCCAGCTGATAATCTGCACGAACCTTGGTTGGCTCTACAACATATTTTTCATTGGGATTTACACCTGGACCCACAGTGCGACCAACAAAACCTTGAGTCTTTTTAAACTTGGGCTCTTGTATCAACTGATCCAGCGTGGCCGCCAGGAACTGTTTGTTTACATCAGTCTGAAAAATTTCAGGTAAAAAATCTACGCTTCGTACTTTTGCCATTAAATGACTCCACTGCCTGGTGCTGTTCTAAGATTGGTGCTGGTCAAGGCATCAATCACATCTATATTAGTTATGTCCGCTGCATTCACAAAGATTTGGTTGGGTTCAGATCTAATCTCATACAAGTCTCCAAAACTCTTTTGTGTGTCCAGTGGTACCAACACAACAGAGCTGATGATTGTGCCTAGTTGTCTGTGTAGGTATGCTGCCAGTTCAGAGAAGTAAAAGGTGTCACCAAAGTTCCATTTGTCTATGCTGAAATAACTATTCATCTCTGCCACTACTGAACTCTTGATTTCGCTGGTTGACGCTGTCGAGCCTTGGGCACGAATCACTTTGATTGTGGCTCGTAGTTGTTGTGCGGCCTTGGCACCAAACAACGGCTTGAAGTTTACAGAGTTCAACACAATGTTATCTGAAATCATCTTGTAGTCATCAAGTCCTTGATAGGCAGTTGACAGTTCATCAATTGTGGGCACACTTGGCTCAATCACAGTACCTGTTGTGTCACGGATCCAGTTTTGATATGCTGTGTAATAACTTTGTGTGACCACATACAGGTCAATGATGTTTGTGGTGCCTGGGTCAATGCGATTTGTTAGTGGCGAGTTATGACGATACTGGAAGTACAATGCTTGTCTACCATTACGAGCAATCCATCCTGATTGTTCGACCAACGTACGAACATTGTTTACGTTGATACTCAACAACCAGAATGTGCCTTGACTGTAGGCATAGAATATTTGTCCTGGTGTCCACTCAGTCTTGACCAATTCAATAGCATCAATGGTAGCATAATCTGCGTTTACTACACCAGGCTCTACCAACAAGTAGCGTTGCAAGTTATCAAAGTCCACTGTTTGTTGCAAGAAAATCCACGGAGAGCTTGCGCTGGGTGTTGCAGGTACAGTGCCTACAATAGTATCAAAGAAATCTGGATCATCAGGCACACCATCGTTGTCACTGTCACGATAGCTGACTAGCACCTGGAAGTCATCAACATAGCCATCACTCTCTACAGGTTGTCCAATAATGTTCATTACCACATCGCCTTGCAACGGAGATGATGATGCAGGTTGCGAGTTCATGGCCAACACATTGATAAAGTCTTTGATAATGGTGCCAGTTCTGCTGTCATAGATCAATTGATTATCATAAAAGAAGAATCGTGTTTGTAGCACTGAACCAAAAGAATAGGCCAGGCCACGCAAGGTCACTGTGTAGTTTTGATTTTCAACCACAAACTGTACCAGCCAACTAGCATCGTCGTTGCCACCAGATGTATCGCCTGCATAAGTTTGGCTCCAGGTAGCTGGATTGGTAGATGAGTATGCATCTAAGTTTTGTTGTGTTATTAGGTACCAAGTGCCTGCAGGAATAGTAGCACCTTGTGGCGTGGTAATAGTGGTGTTGGCATAGCCTAGCCCAAAATTACGGAACAACTCAATTTGTTCAGCCATTTGTTGTTCAAGACTCACTGGCAAGTCTGTAGTAAACAATGGAATAATAGTATTGACCACTGCGCCGGTAGGCACAAAGTTGTTGATTGTAACAGGACCAGCACCACTCAACAAGTTGCCTTGACCGCCGTTGTATCCATCGCCAATGATGGCTTGTGGAGCAGCCCAGATAGAAGTTTTTTCATCTGGCTTGGTTGGTGTACCCGGTTGCAACTTATTATTTTTGTCAAAGTAATATGCTACACCATTGATGGTGGGAGCAACAAACTCAATGAGGCTACCTACTTGCACGTATTTAAAATCTGTACTGGTACTTGATCCAACAGGAATAGCATTGCCTACAGAATTTTTAAAGTAGCCTGTGGTTTCGTTGGCCAACGTAGTTGACTGCTGCCAAGTGCTTCCGGCAGTTGCACCTGTATTGATAGTATCAATGCGCGGAAAGTTGGCGTAGTAGAACTGTTTCATTGTATCCGCACCTAGCGCAGGTTGCGCTTGGTTTGTAATAAAGTCAGCAATTTCGTTACGATTAATCCAAGAGAACAAGATAGTAGGAAGAATGTTTTCTTCCCATAGTGCACCATCGCTGGAGAAGGTGTTGGTTGAACTATACTTGCCTGTGTTGTCCACGAGATCCAAATAACGACTGGTACCAATTGAACTACGGTTCAATGCTTTGCTTTTGATAATCGAATTGTAAGCAGTGTACGGAAACAGGTTATAGTCTTCGCCATTGACCATACGATTTTGTGTGTAGTAACGTGCAGGAGCACGTTGTTTGATTTGATCAATGTTTTCACGTGCCTGTGCATTGCTCACAGGTTGTGTAATGCCACAGGTGAATGTGATAGTTTGCAAGTTGCCGTTACGATCAGTATAACTGATTGGCAATGTAACGTTTTGCATTTCTTCTGGATTGATAATGTACTGCAATCCATTACTTGCACGAGTATAACAACGGAAAATTCCCACAGGGATTTCACTGAACACACCGTCGCCAAACAGTAGAGTAATCTGATCGTTGGCACGACTGGTTGTAGAATAAATTGGGCGCAGTTCAACCTGCTGTTCTGCGGCTGCGGTGTATACGCTTTCTACATAGTCCCACTCGCGATTGATATTGCCTAGGTTGTCAAGTTCAAACAACCAGCGGTCTTCGTTGTTGACGCCTTCAACATTGATATTGACTGTGCGATTGCTGATACGTTCAGCAAGGTTAAAGTCTGTGTTCTGCAGTGTGCCTTGTTTGAATGCAAAGAAGTAACCTGTGTTGGCGCTAGCAAAACCTAATTGATCATTGCGATACAAAATGTTAAACGGTGCGTTGGGCACAGGGCTTGGTTCGTACAAGTAATCACGTCCCACGCTGGTAGAAGTAATTGCTTCAAATGGCATGTTTACTCCGTCAACTGTGGCGGTGTAAGGAATCACAGGCAAGAAGCCAGGAATTAAATTTAATGCGTATTCATCAGTACGCACACCCAGTAGTGTTTGACGATTTGCAGGACGTCCTACCCGTTGTGTGTCAACTATGGCTGCATTGAGAATAGCAGTAAACTGTTCTTGCCAGTCTGGGTTTGTGGGGTCAGCCCAGTCTACTGTGACGTTGGCAAGATTGATTCCGTTGTAGTCCACAACATTTTCTGTGGTTGTGACATTGAATACTTTTAACAATCCTTGTGAGGCTGTGTTGCGTTTGGGACTGTAGCTTACTAGATTGGCAAGACGCACTACTGAATCTCTACGTTCGGCAGTGTCCATGTAGTTTTCACGAGTGTTAAGGTCAGTACGGAATGCAAGACTTTGCCCCATGAACGCAATAATGTCCAAGAGTGCAATAAATTCTGACGATTCAATGTAGTCATTGAATGTTTCTGGGTAATACAAACGTAGATAATCTACAAAACTCTTGCGTAGAGTTTCAAAATCGTAGCTTTGAAAGTCTGCTTCTCTATACGTTTGATAGATCTGCTTCCAATCTTCTACGCCAAATATTGCTGTTTGTCTAGTGGTTGTTGCCATTGTTTTGTAACCTCAGAGTATTTATGGTTACTAAAAACGGCGTAGTTATACGTAGGTGGCTTTGCGCTGTTGTTGATCAAAGAATATGCTGAGTATTTCAGCATTCTGTGTGGGTACCACGGTGAGTTGTATTTCAATCAGGATACCATTTTCTTGCGGATAACTTTGGACGTCACTGATGAATATCCTAGGGTCGCCGCCAGCTACACGTTGTACTTCAGCATTGATTGAGTTTTGAGTCTGTGTTGTCTGTGGTTCAAACACATAGTCCCAAAGCACCGTGCCGTAGCCAGGGCGTCCAGGCAGTTGACCTTGACGTATATTGAATGCATTCAGCAGGTCACGTTTGATCAACTCAAAATCAGTGAGAGTGAACTTTTTGTATTGATTGATAGTGTTGAATCCGACGAATGTAGTCATGCTAATATTTATATGCTCTGTAAGTCAGCTTTGAACCGCTGAATGTTTGTTATGTCTTTGTCCAACAGTTCTATCAATAACTCAATATTCACTATGGCCAAGTCAATTTTGCCGAGAAATGCCAGTGATGTGCTAGTGGTTTTTAGACTGCGCAAACTGGCTAACAATGCAGTTGCTTCGCTTTTTAGTGCAGTTATTCTAGCTTCCCTTGCGTCCACAGTGTCAGACGTTAGTGTTTCGCCAAAGATATTGTTGGCTTTGGATTCAACGATTGCAATGTTTTGGCTGAGAGTTTTCAGTGCCAGTGTAGCTACTTCATCAAATGTGTCACCACTGAAATCAAGTTTTGGTATTTTTTCATTGCCAACAACACGGCCTAGCGCGGCATTTAGTGTGGCTCGATTAATTGTGTTTGTTGATCCTGTGATTGCTTTGATATTTAGAGTTTCGTTACCAATTTTTTCATCAACCAAATTAACTGCAAAGGCAGCATCTTTGGCCACTTGGTCAAACCCAGCGGTGATGTCAGATGGTATTCCGGAGATTTGTCCTTTGGCCCAATTTACAGTATCTGTCACGCTCTTGGCAGCATTCAATGCCACGCCACTCAATAGCTGTGGACTGAGTTTATCTGTGGGCAGGCCAAGTTGTTTGACTTGCTCTATTCCCGTGGACATGAGTCCTTGTTGTATTTTGTTCTGTGCCGAGGGATTTGTTAGCAAATTTTGCACTTCGTTAATGCCGTCTTTACCTGTCCATACTGAAGGACTTTTGAGCACTGATGTTAATGAGTTTTGTCCTGTGGTCAAATATTTGGCAGCAGTACCTGGTTTAACGTATCCAGCTTTTTCTAACTGTGTAGCGTCAAGTCCAAAATTTCCCACACCAACTGCATTGGTCAATAGGTCTGATGGCTGTCCTGTTAGTTTACCAGCCTGTGCTAGAACACCTGTGACTTGACTGGCATCTATAGATCCAATGCTGGTTAGTCCGGGCAACTGTTTTGCAAAGTCTCCTGGGTTAATACCATTTAATACTGGCAATTTGGTCAACGCTGATGTTGCACCATTGGTAGCTTTGCTGACCAAGGCACCCAGACTGCTTATACCGCCTGTTAGCTGTGCTTGTGCTCCAGCAAGTCCAGCGGCTGCTTGAGTGGCTGCACTGAGTACGTCTCCAGCTTTGAACCCAGTTAGTGCACCAGTGTTAACTTGTTTTTCAAATATTGCCTGCGCTTGCTCTCTAGTTAGCGTAGCAGGACCTTCAATAGTAAACTGTTTAGCAGTACCCTCAGCATCGCTTGGCGACTTTACATATTGATTTAGATTAAATGTGTAACTTCCCATGTTATTCTGCCCTTATTTCTACACCTGCAGGCACAGGCTCAGCACCTGGTGGTGGTGTAGGTGTGCCTTCTTCCAGTGCAACTTTGACATCTACGCCTTCGTTATGATAGCTGTAGGGTTCATGTGTGGGTGCTCGGCTCACAATGCTTTCAAGTCTGTCTGGTAGTGTTTGCCAACCAGTACTGGTGTTGAACTCTGTGTCGTCCATGACTGTTTTGACTAGAGGTCTAGGTGCTGGTACTGTGGCTGCGGATGGTCCGTTGAGATCAATACCGCCTGCGGAGAATGTTAGTGTACTGCCGCCGTTCCAACTGCCAGATCCTGCGCTGTTTAGCGCCAGGGTTCCATCAGCTAGTACGCCAATATAACTCTTGCTATAGAGTTTTAGACTTTCTTGCGCGGTAGCAGTTAAATTTAATTCAGCTTCTAATGTTATATTTTCTTTAGATTTCATGTTGATATTACGGCCAGCATACATGTTGATATCACGATCAGCATGCAAGTTAATGTCTCCTTGTGTTCGCACATTAACTGAGTTGGTGCTGAAAATATCCACAGTGCCTTCTTTGCCCAGCTCTATCCAAGTTTGTCCGTTGGCATGTATGATGTAAAAGAAGTTGCCAGAGTCACTCATGGTGATTTGATGACCTTTAGCCGATCTGAACCGGAACAGGGCATTGTTGCCGTCAACGTTGCCGTCGTCCATGGTCAGTGTATGCCCACCCATGCGTCCAATTACTTTGACATCTTGTGGCTTGAGCTCGCCAGCTTCAATTTTTTTGCGTATATCACTGGGACTTGCACCGCCTTGATAAATTGATATGCCTGGAGTGCTGACACCAAACACAGCACTAGGGCTTTCTCGCTGACTTGAACTACCAATGGGTCCACGTTCGGGATCATTTATCAATCCCTGCTGAAACATAGCAGCGGCCAACACACTGTGTACTGGCTTGGCCTGATCAAAGAATCTTGGATTGTTTGCTACACCAATATTACTGTCGTTAATTTCAGTTACAGGGGCTTGTGTGGCTTTGTCAAGATATGTCTGTTGATTGATATTAGCAGGATCAGACGGTACAAATTTTGTGGAAGCACCAATAGCAGGAATCATGTGGTTAATTCCTTGCTCGGGTACTACGCCAATATAATATCCTTGATCTCTGTCACCGTTAATGAATATACAAACCACAGTAACACCCACATCTGGAGGAGTAAACCACATGCCGTAACTGTTTCTGTTACCTGGGTACGTGCCATCGCCACTACTGGTTCCTGACTTAGGGGTTGCACCATAAAAACTAGGCAAGTAGTCCACAGTGGTCCACTTGGTAGTGTCATTCATGTTGCCATCATTAAAGTTGTCAATAAAAACTTGTAGTCGACCACTGCGAGTAGGGTCAATGTTGTTCATGACAGTGCCCAGGAACGGACCGCCTTCTGAAGGTACACCACCACGATCAAGTTTGTAATTGCCAGGACGGCCTCTACTGCGTTGTGTATTTTCTGACATTAGAAGTCTCTTTCAATTTGCTGGTTAGATGGTATAGTAACACTGGTTGGATCCAGGGTAACGTCAAGTCCAATATTGGTGTTAGGATCAGCATTAGGATTGAATGCACTTTGTACATCTCCGTTGGCTTCCAGGAATCCAGGTGCTGGCAACCCTGTGATACCAATGTTTTGTCCGTCACTGGTGGGTGCTGCCTGTTGTGCGTTGTCCACAGCAGTATCACTGTTGGGTGGCGTTCCTGGTGAGTCGTTGATTGGTTTCGTGTTGTCAATACCAGCAGGTGCTTGTGTTGTGCCTGCACCTATGTTGGTATTAGGATCACTTGCAGGATTGGTGGGTCTGCCATTGGTCTGGTCAGCCACTGCGTTAGATGGTGTTGTTGCTGTGTTCTTTAAGTTTTCAGTTGGATAGTAATACAAAGATCCATCAATAGTTTGTTCAAATCTACCTTGACGGAATTCTGATACACACTTGAGAGCTTGATACACATAGCTATTGATAGGCTTTCTTTCTTTGTTGTTTTTTCCATAAGGGTCGGCTAACCCAGTTTTTAAATTATAGTCTTGTGGTTTTTGCCACTCAATTGCAAACATCACTTGTGAAGAATCAAAGTTAATGGTGCCATCAGGCAAAAATCCATTGGTATCAAATCCAGATACATTTACACCTGCTGCCACACTGCCTTGCTGTATCCAGGCAGGATCTCCCACAATCTTTATCTTGCCTTTGGCTAGGTCACTAGGGCTGTACAAACTTTCGCCGGCGTTGGCACCAACTTCATTGGCATCAGATTCTGCTCCAGCACGGCTTTCAGAACTGGCTGCTTGGTATGTGTATTTGGTTAGTTCTCGCATGCTACTGGTATACTTTTTTCTCAGTCGGTTGAGATTGTTGTCACCTGGTTCTCTGCCACTCACCGTCATGTTGTAGAGATGGTTAAATGTGGCTTGGTAATCCAGCACTCCTGAGTTTTCACCAGTGAACCAATAGCGATATTGTTTGTGTAGTCCCAAGAACTTGGGTATTGGATAATATTTGCTGTTGAAGTTCTGTATAGGATACAGACTGATAATGTACTTGATGTTGTAGGCATAGTCATTGCGTTTTTCATCGTACTTGGTTGGAACAGCTTCCATGGTAATCAGATACCAATACAGGGTTGTTTGTGCAGGAACTTTGTTATCGTTGGTATTTTCGTCTGCTGTGCCTGCATCATCTTTGGCTGGGTCTGGGGGAACTGTTTCTGATTTTTGTACAGCAGCCTGCTCGTAGATAAAACTGCTGTTACGAATAGTAAGATCAATGGCTTGTAAGATTTGTTGGCCAGCTGTGATACTGAAGTTTCTTACGTCGTTGTCTACTCGTTGTCTTGCAGGGTCTTTGCCTTTGACATCTGTAGATGCGGCCGCTGTCATTGGTGAGGCTTTTTGATTTTTTACTTTGCCTGGCAAGGTGATTTTAGCTGACTTGATTTTATCTGCTCCGTCAGCAAATACAATTTCATACTCGTCAGGATACTGATAAATCTTTTTTTCCACAAGTTCGGCCTGAAACTTGTTCATGGCTCCAATCAATCCTGATGTGATAGTTTTCTTGGGCGTAGGTGCTTGATTGGCTTTGGGCGGTGCCGGTGTTGTTGTTGACACATTTGCCGCCTGGCTATCTTTTGCAGCATTGTATGTAACAGGTGCAGCCGCGGCATTTTGTCTTGCTAGTCGAGCTGTTTCAGCATTGCTTTGATTGGTGGCTGCGGTGGTGCTTGCACCCGGATTGGCATTGGATGATGTTCCTGTGCCATATTTAACGTCGCCACCTAGCAATCCTTCTACAGTGGAGTCTGATAATTCAATGTCATACGGAATAGAACCTCTAGCTGTGGTTCCGCCAATTTGTTGTCCAATTGGTCCACATTCAAAGTCGTAACTGACTAATTTGTTGCTCACACTCCAGTTTATTTTTTTAATAATAAAAGGAACAAACTTTTCACACACAGCATTGGGATCACTAAGTCCATCTGGGCCTGCGGCACCTGGACGTACCAACTTGCCCGACTGATCATATCCGTACCAGCGTACTACCATGAGATACTGTGCGGCTGTGTAGTTAACTGCACCTGTGGCATCTTTAGGTGCAAAATCTTGTACCGCTTCATATAGTCGATCAAGCAAGGTAATTCCAGCAGGCTCAATCACAGTGAACTTCATATTTGTGACCATATGAGCTGCACCAGTTTGCTTGCCTGGAAACTGATTGTCAATTGTCACGCTGTCAATGTAAAAGTCATCTGGAAAAAATGGACTACGTCCAGCATCGGGTGCGGTGGCGCCTGGTGTGTTAGCGCCTGGAACAAATCCAATACCTTCAGCTTCTAGATCAGCTTGTGCCGCTTTTTGTGCCGCGCCCAATGCACCTTGAGCTCCGCCAACGTTGGTAGGTGCGCCGCCTGATTGAAACAACAAGTTGTAGCCATTAATCTTGCGACGCTTGGATGTAATCAATTGTTTGTACTGTTCAGGACTGGTTAGATACACTGAAATGTTGTAGGTATAGCTGGCATAACGATCAAGTATGTTGGGTTGCGGTGCAATTAATGTGGTCTTGTTGAATCCATTGTTGACTTCAACTGTGGCCTTGTCTGGTCGTGGTGGCGGACGATCCTCGTTAGTCCTATCTACACCAGGAGTCACTGCTGCCTGCGCAGATACACTGCCAGTACCAGTTATAACTCCGTTGGTTACTGCTCCATTAACGCCTAAATTTCCTGCTTGTCCAGTGTTAACACTGTTGGCTGCCGCGGCTGCCGTTGATGTGCCAGGTACAGGCAGTGCTCCACCAGACACACCTTCGTATGTGGCCTGTGTGGTGTTGAGTGTTTTTGTAGGAGCATCTATGCCTGTGCTGGCTGGACCAACATTGG